CCCGACGGCTGGTAGTACGCGAGGACCGCGAGGGTCGCGGCGCGACGCAGCGCGTCGGCCTTCGTCTCCGTCGGAGCAGGGGTGGCCGCGCTGTCGTTGGCCTGCGTGTACAGCTGCACGTTCGGGGTGTTCAGCAGGCCGAGCAGGTTCTCCCCGGTGCCGTCACCGTTGAGGATCTGGTCGTCCTCCTTCAGCCGCAGCCCGTACAGCAGCTCGTTGTTGATGATCGACTGCAGCTGCGGCTCGTCCGCGAGGACGTTGCGGTGGGCCACCTCGTAGTGCGCGATGGTCCGCACCGGCGCCTGCGCCGACTCGAACTTCAGCGCACTGCGGGGCTTCAGACCGAACGTGTCCGTGGCGCCGCCCGTGGCCGCGGAGATCCCGTCGGCCGCGGCGCGCTCACGGACCATGCCCGCACCCGAGGACGTGTCCAGGCGGGTGGACCCGAACCCGATGACGCGGAAGAAGTCGATCAGGTTCGAGTTCGTGCCCGACACGGGGAACAGGTCGCGCACGCGCGCAGTGCGGTAGTTGCGGGGCACCATCGGGTCGAACTGGGTGGACCCGAAGCCGCGGGTGGTCTGGGCCGGCGCGGAGCCAGTGAAGACGTCCTTGCGGCCGCCGACCATGCCGCCGAGGTCGGCGGTCTCCAGCGAGAACGGCCGGTTCATCTGGGAGGTGCCGGAGGCCAGCATCTCCTTGAACTCCGGGGACTCCGTCAGCAGCTCACCGAGTGACTTGCGCTCGGCCCCGGTGAGGCCCTGGGCGACGCCGGCGGCGATCTGCTCGGCCACGGAGAGAGAAGCGGGGGCGTCCAGCTGCGCGGAGAACTGGCGGATCCCGTCGGCCTTCATCTCCATCTCGATGTGAGACTGGATCTCCTCGGCCTGCGCGAGGTGCTTGCGGTAGTCGGTGGCGGCCTCGCCGGCGACGGTGACGTTCTCCCCGTCGACCTTGATGGCGTTGTTCTTGATCCGGTCCATCGCCTCGACGTGCGTCTTCAGCGCGGACTTCATCTCGATCACGGTGCCGTGGCCCATGATGTTCTCCCGGTGGGTGGGAAGGGTCGGTGGACTTCTCGACGCCCTCTCCGGTCAGCACCGGGTTCCGCGTACAGCCTTGCTGCCTGCAGCGTAGACGATCACCCCGCACATGACCCACAGCACGGGGTGATCGGTTTCGTCAGACCTCGTCGAGCAGGAGCGCCACACGCTCCGCGCGCAGCAGATCGAACTCCGACAGAGTGTTCTCGGTGTGCGCCGACTTGTGCTCCACCGGCCATCCAGCGACGTCCATTCCTCCTGCGAGCCCGTCGACGTCGGCCTTGACCTCCTCGACGACGTCGGACACTTCCGCGGGTACCGGGGCCTCATCCATCTCCCCAGCACGGCGCAGGACGTCCTCGATCTGCTGCTGCGCCTCCTTCAGCGCCTTCACCACGGCCCCCGACAGGACGCGGCCGACCTTCGTCTCCACGACGTCCTTGACCGGGTCCAGCTCCAGCTCCGCAGGCTCGTCGGCCTTCGTGGCCACCAGCGGGGTGCGGCAGTTCTCGCACGCCGCGGTGCCGTCGGTGTAGACGTCGACCGCGGTGGACGAGCACGTCGGGCAGGGCCCGAAGACCTTCACCTCGGCCTCGACAGTGTCGGTCTTGGCCTCGACATCGTCGGGGAACAGGTGCTCCAGGAGGTCGTCGAGCAACAGCGACTTCTCGTCGCCGGTAGCGGATGCCTTCTGCGCCTTCATGTGTCCGCCGAACGACAGCCCGCACACCTTGCACTTGCCGTCCACGGGGGCGAACTTGTGCGGCTTCTTCGCGTCGGTCGCAGAGCCGTCTTCGTTCTTCTCGGCCTCGCCCTTGCCGGGCTTCTTGTCACCGTCTTCACGGGCCTTGATCTTGTCCTTGATGAACTCAGGCATGGCCTTCTGCTCGGAACCCACTGCGTCTCCTTCATTGAGTGCTGCGCGCAGCGCGTCGCCGCGCTGCAGCTCGGCCGCGTCCAGCTTGGCCTCCACAGCCGTCCACGCGGCCTGCGCGGACTTCACCGTGACGGTGGCCGCAGCGGGCATCGCCCCGAACAGCACGGGGCTGTACTCGTACAGGTCGAGGTCGTAGATGTGGCGGACGCCGCCCTTGATCTGCGACCCGCCCGGGGGCACGTTGTAGCCGATGGACCACTCCTGCTGGTCGTCGAAGAACACGACGTCCGCGAACGCCTGCTTCCCCCGCTCGCCGAGGAGGTTGAACTGCGTCTTCACGAGCAGCCCCCCGGCGTCCTTCGGCCACGGCACCTTCGTGCCGCCCGGCCCGCGCATCTCCTTCGGCAGGCGGGTGTCGCCGGGGTGCAGCTCCGCGGACTCCAGCGTCTTGGAGACGGGCTGCTCCCAGCTGTGCGACCACACGCCCTTCGGGACTCGCTCGGCGAGGGTGCGTCGGTAGGCGCCCGCGTGGATGACGTCCTTCACGCGGTCCTCGCGGCCGGTCACGGACACGATGGCCGTGACGATGCCGCGGCGCTTGTCGACGTCGATGACCTGGGCGCCGACCTCCTTGTACTCGCCGGCCGACCCGGTGGGCGCGTTCAGGTCTACGGGTGCGGTGGAGGGCAGCAGGCCCATCGCGGTGGCGTCGAAGTCCCACGCCCCGTCGGGACCAGGCGCGGTCTTTACCTCGGGGTTCGCGTCGTCGTTCTTGTGGCCCTTCCCGGGCGGGTTCCCGGTGGCGGCCGTGTGGTAGACGTTGCACAGGCCCTTGGGGTCGGAAACGTACTTGCCGAGTTGGGCGACGCAGCGGAGAAAATCGCCGCCGGAACCCCAGCCGATCTTCGCGGCTCCCGGGCCACGAGTCCAGTACGCACGGAGCTTCGCCGCGCCGCGGTTCGGGGACGGGTCCGCGTCGGTGTCCAGCGCCTTCGCGTCGACGAACTCAGGGAAATCGGCCTGGAACGCGTCCCAGTCCCACAAGGCCACGATGTCGGCCTCACCGGGGAGGTCGCCCGGAACCTCGTCCGTGGACGACGTTGCAGCCGGGGCAGCGTCCTGGTCCTGCGCCGACGCTGCACTCGTGTCGTCCGTCGCGCTGGCCGCCGATGGTGCACCGTCCTTCGCCTCGACGTTCTGCGCTGCGAACGCGCGCAGCTGCTCCAGTGCCTTGACGTCGATGACGTCTTCGAGCTTGCCCATTAGCTGTCCCCTCTCGCCATGCCGGTCAGGATGACACCGCGCGGGGAGCGGCTGGTAGAGCGGTGCGCAGGGATCGAACCTGCCCCTCCCGGCCGGTGGCCGGGTGCGTCTCCATCCGACGCTTCCACCGCACCCTGATCGTAGGGTGCCGGGGGCCGCAACGCCGCCTTCGTCGCCCGCTTCGTCAACGCGCGCCGCATGCTCGCGTCCAACGGCATCAGGTACCGGTGCTTGCCCGGCGACCGGATTTCCGTCGCGTTCGAGTCGAGCACCAGTCGCGCCCACTCCAACGCGTTGCGGGCAGGCACTTTCCCACGCGGGTGCGTGGCCCTCGTCTGCCGCAACGCCTTCCCCTGAAAGCGTCGCCCGTGGACCACGTACTCCTCATGCGACTTCGAGTCCCCGTCGTACAGCCAGTTCCCCGCCTGGTAGATGCCGCCGTGGTGACCCTGCTCCGGGTCCGCGTACGACACCACCAGCCGCAGCCCCGGCTGGGAGTCCTTCAGGGTCCGCAACGCCTGCGCCACGACCTGCGTGACCGGGTGCGCGTGGTCCGGTGCCAGCGCCACCCGCACCAGCTCGCACACTTCGACCTGGTCCAGCCCGTACGGGTCGCCCAGCACACCGTTCGCGCCGGACCCGAACACGACAGCCCCCCGGAACACCCCGTCCTCCCAGACCCCGAACTTCACCGCCTTCCCGCGCGGCATCCGCTTCGAGTAGTGCCAGTGCTCCACCGCCCACTTCGCGGCCTCGAACGAGCACGGCGCAACCTTCAGCACGGCTGCACCTCTCCGCGCGGCCCCACACGCCACCTGTGCCCGCACGACGGACACTGCGTGGGCTCCCGCTGGTCCAGCCGCGTCCCGTCGCCCGCCTCCGGGTCGAAGTCCGGCACCGTGTCCAGCCGGGCCGCGAGCTTCGCGAACTCCGCGTCCGTGAACCCTGACAGCTCGAACAGCTCCGGGTCCGCGTCCAACCCCTTCAGCCCGTCCAGCAGCTCGTGCAGCCCCTGCGGGTCCCACCCGCCAGCTTCGGTCGCCTTGTTCAGCACCACCAGCAGTGCGGCGGCCTCCGCGTCCGACCGTGACGACCACCCGAACTGCACAGGCATCATCCAGCCGCCGTCCTCGCGGGCCACGATGCCGTCCGGGGCGGACTCACCTTCGTCGTGCATGGCGTGCAGCGTCTCCAACCGGCCGTGGCCAGCGATGATGCGCCCGGTGCGGCCGTCGTGAATGGCGCCGTCGACGAACCCGAACCGGCGAATCGACGCCTTCACCATGCCGATGTCGTGGTCCTTCGGGTTCAGCTCCGACTCCACGACGTCGTCGAGGGCGACGTACTCAGTCCAGCGGGGATCGCTCACGGGTGCTCCTGGTCGAACGGGGGCGGGGACGGGATCTTCGCGTCGATCGCAGCGAGGGTGGCCGCGGCCTTGCGCTTGCGGTGCCGTTCCAGCAGCCCGTACGCGACGGCTGCGAACGCGACACCGCCGCACCAGCAGATAAACGACGTGATGAGCCCGTCGGGGTGACCGTTCATCTCCGCGTAGAGCAACGCGACGACCGCGAGGCCGCTCCACGCGCACGCGGACATGGCGAGCTGCAGACGACTCATGTGGCTCCGAATCCGGGGGGCGGGGTGTACGGGGTCTGCCCGAGCTCGGGCATGGGGAACAGCATCGTGCACCTGCAGTTGATGACCTCCTCCGCTGGCCCGGTGGGGTCGCCGGGGAAGTCGAGGGCTGCGGTGCCCACGATGAACGAGTCGTCGACCGCGACGACCTGGCCGTCCGCGACCCGGTGAGAGTCGCGGGTGCGCTGGTCATGCGCGGACAGCCACTGCTTCTTTCCGACCCCCGCCCCGATGGCGGCGGCCAACGACGTCTCGTTCACAGCACCCACGACGTTGGTTGCGACGATGCGCTGCGTCCACACCTTCTTGCGGGTGGCGTAGACGTCTTGCACGTCGGCCACGATGTCATCGAGGGGCTTCTTCTCGGCCTCGCCGCGGTCGATGACGGCCTGGACCTCGGTGACAGCCTCCGCGACACCCTTGGCGACGTTGCGGGCCCGGCCTCGGATGGCCTGCGCGATGACGTCTTGGTCGAGGACGCCGTCGCGGATGCGCCTCGCGGGCGGGCGCTCGCGGGCGGGCGCGGGCGCGTCCTCGCGCGGGGGTGCAGGCGCAGGCGCGGGCCGGGGCCCCCCCGCAGCGGGTGCAGGAGCCCCACCCAGGGACGGAACCGGAGGGGACGGCACGATGACGCTCACGGGCCACACGAACGTCTCCGTGAGCCACGAGGGGCGCTTCGCCCTGAAGCCGCCCAGCAGTCGCAGCAGCACCTCCAACGTGAGGGCCCCGAAGACCTCCGCGGCCACCGCGGCGGCCTGCAGCACCCACCTGGCAGGGTCGATGATGTAGCGCGGGTTCAGCGCCTTCGACTCGGCCGGCGCGGGCACCCAGTGGCGGGTGCCGCGCCGGGCCTTCGGGCCCTGCAGGCGCACGAGCACGACGGACTCCTGCTGCTCCCACAAGGCGTCCAGCTTGTCCGCGAGGCGCTGCTCCCACCGCTCGACCTGCCCTGCCGCGGTGGATCTCAACGCGTCGCGCTTCTCACCGGACGGTGACGCCACGGTTCCCCCTCCTCATCACAGCCCGATCCAGTCGCTGTCGTCGTCGAGCACGACCGCCTGCAGGGTCTTCGTCTCCGGCCGGATGGCCGGAGTGTCCTCGAACGCGTCGTCTTCGGGGTCCGCGATGGCAGCGAGGAGCTGCTGACGCATCAGGGCAGGCATGACCCGACCGATGGGCAGGTTCAGCAGCCGCTCAGGGACGACGTCGGGGTACAAGTCGTAGAGGTCCGCGAGGTTGTCGACGTCGTCGCCGTCGGCGTCCACGTACGGCCAGGTCGTCTTGGCCCAGTCCTCGGTCTGGTCGTTGGGGAACGTCCGCAACCACGGAGCAGGAACACCGTCGGCCTTCACCTGCAACCCCTTCGTGGAGTTCGTCGTACCGGGATGCCACTGCGGGTACTGCTTCTGGTAGTCCTCCACGGTGTACCCCGCCTTCGTGGGCTTCGGCATGTGCTTGGCAGGATCACCGCCGCCTTCCCACGACACTTCCCATGCGACATTCTTCACGCCGAGCGTGACCAGCTCGTTCTCCGACTTGCTCAGACCGCCAGGGCCAGTCTTGCCCATCGAAAACACCATCTCGATGGGCACCGTAGCGGCGAGCTGCAACGGCCCGAAATTGGACTTCGGGTTCCACGCGAACGACGACAACGGCCGCAGCGACACGTCCGTGGTCGTGCCCTCCTGCCACGCCCACGGCGGTGCCGGGGTGCTGTAGGAGCCAGTGTTGTCGGGCGGGCTGA